TCAGGACACGGCAGTAATCAATTTGAGCTCTACTGAAAGGGCCGCTGATTTTGCGGCATCTGCAGTGAAGGCTGCCGCCGTGGTCGGTACCGGAGTTGGCCCGTGGGTATGTGCCGCGATCTGGGTGTTCATCTGCTGCACTAGGTCGAGTAAATCCCCCAGCACTCGCAGCACATTGGTTCCCTCCGATCCTACCCATGACTTGGGCGCTTTCAGGCTTTGGCTGATCCCCGCCACGCTTTTGCGCAGACCCTTGATCTTCTCCTGCATGTCGCCACTCACAGCGGCATTGTGGGTCTTCCCCACCACCAGGTTGTAATCGCGACCGGTGGCTTGGTGCATGTCGTCCAAGGCGGCAAGCGTGGCGTTGCCGGCGGAGTTCAGCTTGAGCGCGCCCAGGGCGTCGATCCGCTTGATGCCACCCACCTTTTCGGTCGAATGGTTCTCCACGTCCTGGTCATGGCTCTGATACTTCTCACGGTTGCCCAGGGTTTCCACTTCGCGCTCCAGCGAATGGTCGCGGATCTTGCCATCGGTTTGCCGTAACCAGTTGCCGTCGGCGTCGACGCGTTGCTGCACCGCATCACTGTGCTGCCACACCTGGTCGCCCTTTGGCACCTTGGGCAGGCTCAGGCCATGCGGCAGGATCGATTGGATGTAAGGACTGCTGGGCATGCCGTAGGCGAAGCACACGACGACGCGGGTGCCTTCCTGGGGAAAGGCAAACATGCCCATCTCATCGCCGCCCGAGGGCAGCGGCAGCGGCACACCCGACAATATCGGCAGGTCCGGATCGGCTTCGCCATCCGGCGTCAGCACTTCGATGTCGACCGCGTAACGCGGACGGAAGTCGTCGCACATGGACGCACCGGCGGGCGCGTCAGCGACCCCCACCACACGGGCAAAGCGTGGCAGGTGGTAGCCACCGGTGAGTTCAGGGAATTGGCGTTCTACGCTGCGCTTGATTGCGTCGTCCATTTGATGGCCATCTGTGTGCCGACAAGCGTGACACTGGTGATCCGCTCGCCCTGGTTAATTGTTGCACCTGGTCGTAGCCCTGGGAGAGCCGCGACCTGTGCGCTTTGATTGCCCTGGTAGCCGTCAAACAGACTGACCGGGAGTTGCAGCGGTGCTCGAGCACCGAAGAAGCTGTCGGCCCAAGAACCGACGAACACTTCCCCATCGCCCTGCTGCTGCCAGATAAAATCGGGAATGCCGAACACCCGCGCCATGCTGTCCAGCGCTTGATAACCGGCCGCCAGGCTGTAGAAAAACGGCGCCTTCACCTTGGTGTAAGGCTGATCCGGGACGCGAAAGCGCAGACCGGTCTTGGTGCTGATCTCGGTCAGCACGGCGCGCAAATCCGCATGGCGCAGGTTCATCGGTAGGGACTTGGCCAACACGGCGGCCAGCTCACGACAGAACACCACCTGCTCGATGCCGTTGGCGGCGGTGCTTCGTTCGACGTAGCCAATGAAGTGCCGCTGCAGCGCGGCTTCGTTGTAGCCGATATCGAGGGTGACCAGCCCGCTCACTTGGGCATCGGCCTGAATGGTGAACATCGCTCGCCCAGGGCTTTTGATCTCCAGGCGGACTTCGTCTTTCACCAGCGGGACCACCACGCCATTGATCGTCAGCACCTTGTGCAGTTTCATGCTCATGCCGTGCTACCCCAACCAGGTGTCGACGTTTTTAAGGACTTTTTCGAAGCCGGTCAGCTCCTGGGGCGCCCCGCTCGATCCATCATCGCCGGCACTGGTACCGGCCACGCCGTCACCGGGTGCAGATTGCGACGTCACCGCATTACCGGCGCGTCGGCTCTCGACCTTTTCCGGGTTGGAGAGCTTTTCCGACAGGGTGAACTGGACGATCCATTGCGCCAGGCTGTCGTCTTCGCGGGCGCTGACGCCTTCGGAAAACGTCACTTGGCGGATGCCGAACGCCTCGGCGGTGTCGTTGACGATCCGGTACGTCTTGAGCTGGCCACCGCCTTCGGTGCCTTCGGCCAGGCGCATCAGCGTGCGCAGGTTGCTCAGCTGCTTGTAAGGGATTGTCAGCGCAACCGTCAGCGTCTTGGGCTTGAAGCCCTTGTGCGACTTTTCCGTGCCCGAGGTCTGGCCCGACATGTCATCGCTTTCGATCTTGAGGTTGGCCGTTACCTTCATGCGGTTACCGATGATTTGTTGGCCATCGAGCAGCAGTGTCATAGACCCACCAATTCACGAACAAAGCTCAAGCCCTGCAGGGAACCCACCAGCATGACGCCCGACGACAGCACCCATTCGTGACCTGGTGCACCGTCGCCCTCGAGCAGCTGCTTGCGCAGTTCACCCGTGTCACCTGGTCCGAGTAAACGCGCCTGCATGCTGGTGTCGGGTGTGCCGCCGGCCAGCAGGTCTTTCAGGGCGTTCAGTTTCGAGTCCTGGCCCAGGGCCTGTTCGGCCTTGCGCTGGGCCAGCTCGGCCAGGTCGTCCAGCGGCGAACTGTCTGCCGCATAGCTTTCCAGGCGGGCCAGCTGGCCGTTGATCGAGGCGCTGGCTTCCTTGAGCACGGTACAGCGCTCCAGTGGCAGATCCGCCCAGGGCGGCAGCGTGCCCACCGTCGGCAGTTCCCACTTCGAGGTGTCCAGTTCGAACAGGTGCTGGGCGCGCCGCTCGGCCTTCTGCAGCTCGGCGATCGGCATCAGGGCGTTGAATTTCGACAGCACCCCGGCCATCTGGTCAAAGCGCGTGCCCAGGAACAGCAGCACCAGGGCGTATTGCTCACCGGTCGGGTGCGCCGGATCGGCGCTGTCCTCGAGCTTATCCGCCAGGCGCTGCACCAGGTTCGGTGCCGACAGAAAGCGCTGATAACCCGCGCCCTGCCCGACGCCGCTCTGAAACGGCGTCACCACAAAGCACTTGGGGATTTCGCCAAACTGGCCGTCCAGGGCGGCGCGACCGTTGGCAATCACGCCCTTGACCGCTGCCCCAATCAAACTCAGATCGGTGGTGACCTGGTCCGCCAAGCTGGTCAGGCGTGCACCCGTGCTTGCTAACTCGGCGGTGGCCATGTCCTTGGCCTCACTCATCTGATCCATCCACGCGGTCGCCTCGGCGGGCCACTGCATGGTCACCGGCGACCAGTTCATTCGAGAGGAACCTGAATTAACGACGGCAGCGCCTGCAGTTGATCAATCGAGCTCTGCATCGTCGAGGTGATGGCTTCCGGCGCGCATTCGCGGATCTGGCGCTTACCCATCAATCGCAGGTTGCGGATCTGCAGCAAAGCTTCCGTCCAAGCCTGTGCCGACTGCTCGATCTCGACGGCGGCCTCTTCAATAGTCACGCCGGCATACTCAGCACCGGACTTCACCGAGTCGGGGGCCGCATCAGTATTACTGCCATCTGCACGCCAGGCCGCAACCTCTTCCAGGGCGAGACGGTATTCCTGTTCGATGAACTGACCTGCAGATACGAACTGCACCCGCACAACACCGGCAGTGTTATCAATCGCGTCCTGCGCCGCTTTGCGCCGCGCCACAACCAGGTATTCCCACTCCTGAGCGTCCATCATCCGGATCACACCGGAAACGTCCGTATCAGCGTCATCGGGAGCGGCGCCGAAATAGTGCGGCACGCCATCGGCATCGGTGGCCCACCAGGCAATGAAGATCTCCGGTAACGGATCGGCTGGGCCGTTGCGCAATGGGAACTGGGTTTCAGGCAAGCCGTCACCAGCATCGACCTTCACAAATTCAATGTATTTCATGACTGCCCTTACCCTGCGATAGGTACGCGGCGAACTGCACGTGCAGCCGGCGTTGAGTTGTAGAGGTTGTAGTTTTGCCCGTCGACCAGACCGTTGTTGAAGTTGATCACCCAGCCAACATAGCTGTCCGCGCGACCAGGGCCGCTTGCCCAGTAAGGCTTCGATTCAAAAGCCTCCGACCCGCCGGATTTGAAAGCAGCAAGGGTTGTCTGCTGCGGGCTGTTGGCGGTATACGCTGCCGTTTTGGGTTCAGCCGATGCGTTCACGCCGGGGGTGATCTCGTACGACGAACTGCCGATCGCGTTCTGGTCGGTGGTTGGCTTCAAGTAGCGATAACAGATCTCCAACTCGTCCCGAGCGGGCAGATACCAATCGTCATAACCGCCGATGCGCAAACCGCGTGCCCAAACGGCGCCGATCAACTGGGGGTTGACTGCCATCTTTATCGTGTTCGCGAGACCGTCATTGGTCGAATTTGCCGAGGCGGCCTCCGCCGCGCCGTTGGAACCGCTCCAAATTTGCTGCGATGCCTTGTGACCGGACGCCTTCGGGGCGAGGATCAAGGCGTAGAGCTGTCCACCCGTGCGAAACCGTCCGACGTAATACCCGCCCGCAAAGGCGAGACCGGGCACCGTTGGCACGAACTGCGCGGCGGTCACGAAGGTAATGACCGGGCTCCACCCTGAAGCGCCGTAGTTGACACTGTGGTAACGGACCCGGGCCTTGAAGGTCTTGCTACCAGCCTGAAGCACCCCCGCCGGCACGATGGTGGACGTCTTGTTGGTGCTGTCGTCCAGTGACTGCCAAGCCACCGCTCCGGCTGCATCGAGCACCTGCCAGTCAGATTTCAGGTGCAGATCAGTTGCACCACTGACCGAGAATGCATCGGCCTGAAGCACCGGGCTTTCCGGAATGTTGGTGGCCCCATCAATAGGGCTCGAAATAGCGGGTGTCCGGACGTAGATGGTCGCGGTGTTGAAATAGGACGTGGCCGACCAAGCAGACTGCAGGGTATTGCCGATGTGTTTTACCCTGGTGTAATAGCGCTTACCGGACTCCAATCGCACCCCCTGGACACCGAGGTTCACCGTCGTCGCAGTCCCTACGATGGTCTTGTCCATCACCAGGTCGGTGAATGCGGCATCGCGGGCGACCTGCCACTGAACGCTTTTCAGTGTGTCGTACCCGGCCGGGTATACCTGGAAGGCGGCGCAGGTGATGGCCGGTTCCAACTCGACATTGGTGGCTGCTGCTACAGGCGCCGCGATCTGAGGTGTCGCGATCGACGCCGCCCCCAGTGGGATCTTGAACGCAGCCGGCGTCCCGTCGCGCTTGACGGTGACATTGATCACCCCGGCCACTGCGTTGGACGCGATGACCAGGGTGATGGTGTCACCGCTACGGCTGATCGTGCCGGTGTCGGTTTCCAACTCCCAGATGCTTGGCGAGTTGTAATCGGTGATCTTGTAGGTGTTGGTACTGCCCGGATACACCAGGGTTGGGCCATCAAGGCTCACTGCCTGCGGGAGCACAAACGTATCCCGATCAACCTTTTTCGCCATCTGCAATTGCAGCAGATCGATATCGCGGTGAATGCCGGCGAATTCGGCGCTGAAGTCGAACTGCCAGGTACTGGCCGGCACGTCGATACCAGTGAGTGCCTGGGCGCCGTCGTACTTAAGCACAATGTTGCGGGTCAGGTTGTTGCCTGTTTGCAACGGTGGGATCTCTTTGCGCTTTTGCTGACGCGGCACGCAGGCGGCAATCAGCAGCACGCCCTCCACTGTCTTAAGGCCGATCCAGTTGAAATCGAAATCGCCCACGTTGGAGGCCAGCATCAGGCTGTAAACCACCTGATTGGGGCTCAAGTAACCGCGATGGGTCACGTCCTGGGTAAACACGATCTGGTCCGCTGGCGGCAGGCCAGCGGCACGGTCTACAGCCTCGGTGGTGTCCAGGTTTGGGATGTTGGCCAGGACAAAGTGCGTGACGTCCAGAATCTGGTTGGCGCTTTGCTTCTGAGCAATCAGGCTTTCGCCTGCCAGGGTGATACTTGCCCCCATTGGGAGTTTCCTTTAGGCGGTGACCAAGGTCATCTGGTCGTTATTGAATTCCGCAGCGGACACGGATAAGCGCACCGTCTGGGTGTTGTCGAACTGGGCGACCAAGGTCATCTGGTCGTTGTTGATCTCGTAGGCAGTGACACTAATGGCCAGCTCAGTGGTGGTGACGAACTCATACCGGCGGCATGTGCGGCCGTACTGATTGACCACCATGTCCAGGAGCGCCGGGTTGTCCGAAAGCTGCTCGTCACTCAGATGCAGCTGGACAATGTCCCAGTCCCGATCCGGCTGGCGCTCACTGATGCGAACCTCACCAATGCCCAGGCGCTGGAAAATTCGCTTGAAGCCCGCCACCGATCCGGCGTCGATCGCGTTGATGAAGGCGTATTTCACGCGCAGGCGATACAGGGTCTCCGACTCGCCTCGAAAGCGGGTGATGTCGCGCTGCCAGGCCAGCAGGTCCAGCACGGCCAGGTGACACGTCTCGGCGTCCATCTGCAGGAGCGGCCAACGCATCCAGCCTTCGACCGTCTCCCACCAGGCTTGCGCGCTCGCCTTGAGCTTGGTGATCTCGTCACCATCGAGCCAGAACGGCAGATCGATCTTGATCATGCGAACACCACCTGCAGCGACTGCAGACGTGGAATGTCGAGGCTCGACAGAATGTCGTCGTTACTGAACTTGAGTGAGTCGATACCGGGAAACTGCTCGTGCAGTTCCTCGGTCAGGCGGCTGAAGGAAAACCGCGACTGTGGCCAGGTCAACGTCGGGGCGTAGTCGCGGTCGGTGCTCTCGCGGAAGGCGGCGCGGATGAACAGGCCAATATCGGTCTTCAGATCGGCCCGTTGTGCCAGGGTCAGATTCGCGACCGGCCACACCTGCAGGCTGACGTCGTGCTGGGTTTCAGGCATGACCATCACCAGCAGGTCATCGCCGTGGCCATGGTTGCCCTCGTCCATCACCTTGGCGTTGATCTGCTGCAGGTAGATGTCCGCCGGCACATCGGCTTCGAACAGCACATAAGCGTTCGCGCTCCCCGGCCCACGCGGCGCGCCGTGTTCGAAAAACACGCCATTGGCCGAAACACCAGGGAACGCCGCAATCAACGCCCGGTACACCGCGTCGGTGTGCCACTGGTTCACCGCGCTGAACTGGTTGCGCACGCGCAGACGCAGCTGGTCGTCGGGCTCGGAATCTGAACCAGGTGCAACCAACCAGCCGTCCAAGTTGACCACCTGGACCACGCCCGGTACCGGAACCGGCAAAATCGCGTAATAACCCGGTGCCAGGTTGTAGCCGCTGCCCGCCTCGACCGCCATAGCCGGAATTTGTAGTTGTGACTCGCCTTCGACAAAGCTGGCCGCTGCCGTGGTCACTAGCTCGTAAACGTTGCCGTTGATCGAGGCCGACTGCACCCGCGTACCGATCGGGACTTCAAACTCGCCCGCCGTTGTGGCGCGGCTGAACAACAGCGTGCCGATGGCCTTGGTCGGAGCTTTGCGCTCGACGTTGACCGCCCAGGCCAGCATGTCCAGCCAGGCCTTTTGCGCGGTCTTGACGAAAAAGTTAGGCAGCACGGTGTCGCTGACAAAAGTCAGCAGCCACAGCACCGGCTTGGTCACCAGCGCGGTGATCACCCGCCAGAACGGCGAATAAGCACTGGTGTTGGCCAGCTTGCTGCCCTGGGCGACCACTTCGGCCTCCCATGCTGCCTTCAACGCGACCTCAGTTGTGGGAATGCCCGAGTCAGCGAGCGCCTGTTTAAAATCGACGCTCAAAGGCTCACCTCGACATTGCCAAATTGCAGGGTGGTGGCGGTGACCAGGTACTGACCTGGTGCAAGTTCTTTGATCGACGCGGTTCCCGGTACCAGCCGCACATCCGCTTCCACCAACAGCTCCAGCTGCTGGATACAGTCGCGCTGTTTCAGGCGGTTGCGCTCGGCAACCAGCGTCACCAATAGGCCGCTCTCTCGGATCATGTGGCCGATGTCCTGGGCGATGCAGGCCCGGTCTTCGACCGGTAACGGTTGGCGAGACAGATCCAGCGCCAGGTCGTTGTCCGAAATCAGCAGGTCGATGTATTCGCTCATCCACCCACCGCCATGCTCATCATGTTTTCTACTTCCAGCGGGGTCATAGGCTTGGCCGTGTTGATGTTGAGGGTCTCCACATGCGTGCCCTTGTTTTGGGTCTGATTGGTGTTGTTCTGGATGCTGCGCAGCAATCCGCCCTGGGGCACGGCAGTCGGCCGCATTGGCGACAGCCCGCCCGACGTACCGCCGTTCATGCGTTGACGTGCCTGTTCGGCTTGCTCGGTCAGCGGTGGCGTGGTGACCAGGCGTGGCGGCTCAGGCGCATTGACCAGGGGCGCGGAAATACCGGGAATCTCCGGCGCTTTGGGCATCTCGCCAAAGGCTGCATCGATCTGCACACCGGGGATCTTGTTCAGCATCTCGATCAGGCCGTTGATCGCGTCCTTGAAGATCGCGACGATGCGGTCCCAGGCGGCACTGGCCATGCCGGTCCAGCCGCCAATCGAGCCAAACCAGTCCGACAGCGCCTGCAGCTGGCCCGCGATCCACTGGAACGCGGCGGTGTTCATTAGGGCGCTGGTCCAGTCGTCCCAGTAATAGATCGCGGCACCCACGATCGCGACCAGCGCGACAATACCGGCGATGATCAGCCCCACCGGGTTGGCATACATGGCGGCGTTGACCAGCCAGATCGCGCCTTGCCAGAGCAACATGCCGACCTTGACCAAGCCCATCCAGGTGTAGAGCGCCGCTAAGCCCAGGACAAAGCCGGCGATCAATACCGTGTGCACCAGGAACATGGCGATGCTGCGAAAACCCGTCCAGGTCAGGACTTTCCAGATGGTGACCAGCGATAGCCAGACCATCTTGGCCAGGCCCACGGTGAAGGTCATCGCGGCCATGGCGGCCGTCAGGCCAAGAATCACAAGCACGGTGATGCCAATCACGCGGGTGATGTTGGGGAACAACTGGGTCCAGCGGGTCAGCGTGCCGGCGATGCCCACCAGCTTATCCATCAGCGGGGTCAACATCGGAATCAGCGCCTGGCCGAAAGCAATGCGCAGCGCCTGGACGGCGGCGCCGAACTGCTGCCACGGATCGACCATGGCTTTGGCCATCTTCTCGGCGTTCTCAAGCCCGCGGACTTTGCCCAGCTGATCCAGGCCGTTTTTGAATCGGTCGGTGTCCTTGGCTAGGGCATTGATCACCCGTGCCCCTTCACCGCCGAAGGCCTCGGTCAACTTGGTGCCGGCGGCGGCGCTGGTCAGGTCGCCGAACTTGCCCTGCAGCTTGTCCAGGATCTGCACCATCGGCAGGGTGTTGCCGGCGGCGTCGGTGAACTTGAGCCCGGTCTTATCAGCAGCGGCGCCGATGTTCTCGAAAAACGACTTGTACAGGCCGCCGGCATCGCCGCCTTCCATGGTGCTGCTCAGCGTGCCGAGTACCGCGAACTGCTCGGCGATATCGATGCCCGCCGTGGTGGCGAGCTGGCCCACTTCCTTGAACGCATCCTTGAGCTGCGCCCCATCGGTGCGGAACAACTGGGCCGCCAATGCCGTCTGGCCGCCCAGCTTTTCAACCCACTGGCTTTTGCCCATGGCATCGGCCGAGGTTTTGAACAGGTTGTACATGGTGCCGACATAGGCGCCCATGGTCTCGGCGTCGGACTTGGTGGCCTTGGCCAACAGGTTGCTGGTGTTGGTGAAGGTCGCCAGCTGATCGCCGGACAGCCCCTTGATCGCGCCCGAAATGCTGTAGGCCGAGGCAACAAAGTCGCGGGCGTTCTCGCCATAGTTCACGGAGAATTCCAGGGACTTTTGATTGAGGGCATTCAGCGCATCTTCGGCCACACCCAGCGAGCGAACTTCGCCCAGGGCGCGGTTCATTTCCAACGCCGGTTCCAGCGATTCGCTGATGCCTTTGGCAGCGCCGATCATCCCGCCCAAGCCAAGGCCCATCTGTTTGATGTTGCCCTCGCCTTGGGTGGCCAGGTCGGAAAAGCTGGTTTTCACCCGGCCCAGGGGCGCGCTGACCTTGTCGGTCAGACTGAGGATGAAAGCCAAGCGGGCGCTGCGGTCAGCCATGGTGTTTTATCCGTTCAGCGCAAAGGCGATGCCGTTAGCCACGGCGATCTCCATGCGTCTCCAGTGTTCGTCTTCCAGCCATTTCGCTGTGCCCATGTTCTCGATCGTGGGTTCAGCACCGGGTAACCAGCGGTGGGTCAGGGCCAGCAGCTGGCCCAGCCCGTCGTCGGTTAAGCCGTCAGCGTGGCTGAGGACTTTTTTACGATGATGTCGATGTCCGGCGAGTACTCCTCGAGCAGCGCACCAGCCAGTTCCATTACGGTCACGGGGTTAACCAAGAAGGGCTTCAGCGAGGCACGCTCTTCCTGCTTGACGGTGGTGATCAGCAAGTTGTTGGCCGGGGCTACCTTGTTCGCCTGGGTGGTGGCGTTGAAGTACTTGGTCACGTCCTGGGGCGTCAGGTGGAAGGTGAATTCCTTGTCAGCAAATTCCAGGGTGATATCGCGGTTAACTTCAGTCATTGGAGGGTCCGTCTGTAGGGGTTTTGGTGAATGTTCATCAGGGTTTGGCGGGCATGCGTAGGCACACCTGCCGGGTGTAGTCCTGCAGGCCGAGGATCATTTGCCGGCTGAGGGCAAGCTGGTCTCGGAGGGTGAAATAATCCGGTCGAGCGTCTGCTGCGAGTTCGGCGGTGCCTGCATCAGCCACGCCGGCGGCGCCGGTGGCAGTGGTGGGCACTGAAGGTTTGCAGGTGGCACGGACTGGCAGCCGCTGATGGCCATCGTCAACGTTGCGACGCAGAGCTTCGTTTTCAGCGCGTACATGGTTCAGTTCCTCTGTGTGTTGCTGATCGAGCCGGTCACGGGTGGCGAGCATTTCGCCGCTGATGCGGGCTGCTTCCCGCAGGCCCTGGACTTCGGACTGGGCGCTATCGCGCTCACGCCGGGCGTCGTCGCGCTGATCGGCAACCCAGTCGAACGCGCACCAGGTCAACAGGCCGGCGAGCACGACGAACAAAAAAAGGCGCAATGGATTGATGGTCATTTCAGGCACAGCTCCATTTCGGCGATCCGGCGGTTGTGCAGGCCCTGGACGAACTGCTTGCGACCATTAGGCAAGGTCACGTAGGACCAGACCGGCGAGCCGTCCGGCGCGTAAGCCAGCGCCCTGCAGCCCTCAGCGATACGGCCGGCGTTGATCAGGCCAACGGCACGACTGCCGCACGTGTTCGGCGTGCCGACGTTGTGGCCATGACTGCTCAGCGCGTCGAAGGTGTTCTGCCCGATCGCCTGATTGGTCAGGCAATCCGCCAGGGCAAGCTGTCCTTTCGAAACCACCAGGCTTTCCACCTCGGCGCAGCGGGCGTCGGACCAGTAGTCACCCACCACGACCGGCACCGGGCTGGTGTAACGGGTGATGCCCTTGCACACCGTCGGCAGGCCAAGGGCTAGCGGATCGGCATAGACGACGTTTTGTCCGGTGCCTTCCCACTTGCCCAGGAATGAGGTGAACGAGGTACTGACGAGCACCAGGGCGCCGATGGCGATCTTGTGGCGCAGGTTCATCCCTTCACCTTCCAATCGCGCAACATCTGCCGGTACTTGGGAACCAGGAGCAGGATCTGCAGCACCATGTAGAAGGCCGTCAGCATGTAGGCCACCGCCGACCAGTCAACGGCGCCGGTCACACCGGTGGCGGCTACGCCGATCGCGGGTGACGCTTTTGCCAACGCAATGGCGGTGTCCTGGGCGGCTTGATTCGCGCTCATCGCCGAACCTCCCGTTCAAAAATTGACTGGCACGGGACGCAACGGGTCATGCCGCCGAGCGCTTGGCGCGCTGCAGGAATCTCGTTGTCGCAGTCCTCGCAATGGGTGAGGCTCGGCCCGATCGGCCGCTTGCGCGCAAGCACGGCCGTGATGGCCTGCTCGCGCTGCCGAAGCTCAAGCGCCTGGGCGCGGTCGAACGGGCACACCATCAGGTCAGGCCCTCAATTTCAGCAGCGGACAGGTACGGCACGCCGTTGATCTTGATGAAGTCCGGACTGGTGACGTCGAACGGGATCTTGTGTTTGTTCTTCTCGCCGCCTTTCGGGTCGAGGCTCAACAGGCTGGAGATCCGCACCTTGCAACCGAACGCTTCGATGCGCAGTTCCTCGTCGCCCGCCTTGGCGAAAAACACGATGTCGAACGGTTCCAGCTCGCGAAAACTACCGGCGCTCTTGGCCTGCTCGATCAGCAGGTTGAAGTTGGTGGTGTCCAGCTCCAGTTCGCCCGCCGCCGCTACGTCGCCGTCAACGTGGCCGTTGGGCACGCCCTTGGTTTGCGCCACGGTGCTGTTGTCGGTGATGTCGATGGTGCCGCTCTCGACGTGAACGAGCAGATCGCCCAGGTTCACGTCGAAGTTCTTGCCGCCAATCTTTGCAGCCATGCGGGATTACTCCGTTTCAGTGTTCGAAAGGTCGAGCGCGATGTTCGCGGTCAGGTCTTTCGGGCAGTTAAGGGGGCGCAACTTGATGTAGGCCTCGACGGCGGTTTTGCTCTTCCAGGTCAGGACGATGTCGCCGTCTTTGGGCTGCTCGATCTCGCCGGGAAACACCTGGCCGGCAAAGGTGGTGGACTTGGCCATGGCACGCAGTGGCGCCATCAGCGCACTGATGTTCACCGCCATGCTGTTGGCTGAATTGTTCAGGCGGCGATCGGCTACGCGGCGGATCAGCAGCGGACGCACCAGGCGCGCAGCCTTGTCGGCGATACGCAAATACTCGATCACCTGGAAGTCGCTGGCCGGCGTATCGAGCAGGTTGCCGTCGGCCCAGTAAACGCCCGGATAATCGGTGTAGGTCTGGGTTACGGAAAACCGTGCTTTATCCAGCTCAGAGCGGATCGCGGACAACAAGGGCACGCCTTCGGAGTCGACCGGTACCGCGCCCAGGCCGAGTACTGGACCGGTAGCCACGCGCATCGGGCTGTCAGCCACACTGACCGCGGCGTTGGCCAGGCGACCGGCCAACACGCCCAGGTCATTGCCGTGCAGCTGGGGCACGCAAATGACGCGAGGGGCGGCCAGGCCTTCGACGATGGCTTTCTGTTCGCCCAGGTACTGCGACCAGGTCTGCGCGGCATCGATGCCGACCGACGAGGCAATGACAAAGGCGCGACGGCCATAGGTGTTTTGCAGGGCTTGCGCCGCGTCGTGCATGGCCGACAGTTCGGCGGCAGTGGTAACGGGTTTGGTGATCACCACGGCTTCGACGGAGTAGCCCTGCTGCTGCGCCTTGGTCAATGCGTCCTGCCAATTACCATCGGCAGCCAACGGCGCCGCCAAGCAGGCCCAGCGGTCACCGCCGTTCAGGCGTGCTGCCGTGATCTGGGTTTTCAGGTCGCTGGCTGGGATGCCCAGCATCACGTCCAGGTCGCTGTCGGTGTTGAGGGGGATCAGTTGCCCAGGGCTTTTCGCACCGGGGCCGATGAACATGAAATAGCATTCGATCGCAGACACGGCACCCTGGCCGAGGTTGAGATTGTTTACGCTGACTTTGCCGAGTGACATGCAGTGCCTCGTTAGCGGGGAGAGTTAAGGATTTGTTGCAGCACCAGGTTCACCAGTGCGCTGGTTTCGGACTCGGTGCCCGCGCCGAGGAACTGGCGTTTGGGCAGGGTGATTTCCCAGCTTTGCGCACCAGAGGATTCGGCTTGTTCGTCGTCCAGAATGCGGATCAGCAGACCGGCCTTGGCGTAGTTCACATGCTCTTTAATCCACGCCACGGATGGGCGTGTCAGGGTCTTCTTGCCCGCCTGCCGGACCTTGAAACCGAGACGACGCAAGCGCTTGGCTTGCTTTTCGGTCGCGGCCAAGCCTTCGGGAACCTTGTTCCACTGGCGCATCTGCGCGGCAGTGCGGCGTTCGGATACGCCGTTGTGTTGCTGCGAAGCCACCCAACGGGTCAACGCGTTACGCCAGCCCAGTTCGGCTTCATCAGCGCTGACACGGGTGACCTCGAGCAGCTTGCCCAGGCCGGCTTCCATCTTCTTTTTGCCCTTGCCCGAACCCTTGCGCGCCTCGAAGGGCGAGCCGTCCAGGTTCTGCTGGTTGCGGATCCGCTGGCGGCTCAAGCTGCGTACGCGCTTGCTGACGTTATTCAGCAATCGGCGGCGCAATTGAGGCGGCAGATTGAGCAGCGCGAGCTGTTCTTCAGCGCCCAGCAGGCCACGTACGTCCAGGTCAAAAGTGCTACGCGCCATCGCCGGTCACCTCGCCTTTCTCGGCGACCCAAAGCTCGAACGGGACAAAGGCCCACGTCTGGCCAAATGCCTCGATCTCGCCCGTCGGATCCTCGGTCAGGTATTGCGGCTCACTGAACTGAAGCTTGATGTCCACATCGGCCAAGTCGTTGTCGAGCATGGTGATGTCGAACACGGTGGCGGTCAGGCCATCACGGTCTTCGTCGTTGTTCTCGAGCCAACTGCCGACCAAGGCCATCAGACGAGCCGGGTTGTCGGCGAAGCGCTCGAGCACGATGGTGGCGCTGTAGTTCATGTCGCCCATGCGCATGCCCTTGGTATCGGGCTTCCACACCAACTCCAGCTGCACCTGGTCGGTCCAGCTGTCGAGCTGTTCAGGGGCCACGAGTTGGCGTTCGATGAGGTAGGCCGTCAAAGCCTGCAGTTTGATCACAGCAGCTTCGCCGTCATGCGGCCACGGCCCTGCAGCGAGCGAACTGAGGCCTGGCTGAAGGCGAGGAAGGTTTCCGATCGCTCGGGTAATTCCTTGCCGGTGTTCTCGGCGGTTTCGCGGCGAGTCACCGTAGCGAATTGAGTCAGCAGACTGGCCTTGGCGCGGCAATACACTGCGCGCTTGTACGTCGCTGCTTGAAATGTGCGTTCTGGCAGCACCATAGGGTCAGCAGATTCCACGCTGGACACGCCTACGGATTGCCATCTGGCTTTCAGCCTAGCCAGATCGCTATTGACCTCGACCATGGCCATGCTCAAATCAGCGACCAGCATCTCGCCCAGGTACTCCGCCGGCAGGCGGTAACCCTTCTGGAACTCGGACACGGAGAGGTCCGGCCAAAAGCCGTCGTTCTCGATGTCCTGGTCCACCAGGGTGGTGGGTTTACCTGAAAAGCTCATTGCTGGGCGCTCGAATAGGGGCGAGGAAACTGTTTCGGTGGGTCGACGGCCATAAATGGCTGACTCACATCCACAGTTTCTCGCCGGGGGGGTAGTCGGTTATTCGGTGCCGTTGCCGGCTTGTTCTTTTGCCAATGCCTTGCGAGCCCCATCCAAGCGCGTGCCCACACCGATGCCTTCGTACAGCGCCTCGGCACGTTCGAAGTGGGTGATGGCTTTCGCGAAATCGCGCTGATCCAAAGCCAGAATCCCGATCTGCTTGTGGTAACGGGCCGGAATACGCTCAAAGAGCTTCCATTCGCCGTCCACCAAAGGCAGCAGGTCCGACAGGTAGGGTTCCGGGCTGCGCTTGGCCTTGTACTCAGACTCAGCCCAGTCGATCACCTCGTCCGCGACGAAGGTCTGCACGTTGCGCTTGAAACGCTCCGGCAACTGTTGATCCTGCGACATGGCGAAGTTGGCCAGCTCTAGACCCGCGCCGAACTGGGCCGTGTCGAACAGCCAGACCAGGACCTGCATCATTACCGGGTTCGGAAAACTCAATTCGGAATCACGGTAACGCTGCACATAAGCCAGGTACTTGGGCAGCAACTCGTCACGCTTGAGCTGACGACGCAGCTCGTGGTTGTCGATGGAGCTGATGCGCTCCAGGTCGACATTCAGAGCATCCATCATCAGCTGCAGGTGCTTCTTCGCGTTGGCAGGGCTGGAGAGCGCTGTGTCCGACGAATAGGCCATGGGCTTGGCACCGGCGACAGCGACTGCTGGGCCTTCGGCGATCATGCGGCGCTTGTGCGCCAGTGCCAGGCTCACGCGGTCACCAGTTCGACGTTTTCGGTCATCGCGAATTTTTCGAGCTGCTCGATCACATAGCCTTCATTACGGCTGTTGTAATCTTCGACGCGCGAGCGCTTCGGATTGTCAACGGTTTGCTTGCGCCAGCTGGAGTCCTGGAAGTAGATCGACAGGTTGTCGAAGCTGGTAACCACCACGGCGTTGACCGGGAAGAACGGCACGCTGAAGCTTGGCAGGCCACCATAGGTTGCAATGACCTGGGCCTCTTCAATGCGTTCTTTTTCGGTAGGCACGTCGCCTTGTTTGGCGTACAGCTTGGCTTTGTCGGCAGCCAGCAGGTCGGTGCCGATGATTGCCACCAGGTCACCACCATCACGCACACGCTCGTCGACCATTTGCTTGGTGTCGTGCACCAAGGAGTCGAGGTTGGCGTAATCGCCGCCTACGCCCAAGGTGACCTTACCGGCCTCCAAACCTTGAGTCAGAACCTGTGCAGGAATCTGTTCACGGGCGATCTGCAGCCAACCCTTGTTCACGTCCTGCAGCATTGGGTGGGCGACGATATCGCTCTGCACGGCAGCAGTTGTGCCGTGGAAGCCGATCATGATGCGATCGAGCGCGATCTGTTTCTGCACAGCTGCAGAGTACTTCTGGTGGAAGTCCGGGAATTTCGCCCAAGCGTCGATTTTGGCGTATGGCAGGCTGACGTCGGACTCGGTGGAAAACAGCTCGTAAGTGTTTTCGTCGAGCGCCGAGCCGTCTTTGGCTTCACGGTCGGTGGTCTTGGTGTTGGTGCGGCCGGTCACAGGACCAGACACGCCCAGGAACACCTTCTGACCTTTGATCTCGGTCACGCCAACGACGTTGATGCGCTGCAGGAAGTCCGACTTGGCAGTGATCGCCTCGTTTAGCTCTTGAGCAATCGTTGGCTCAACGCTGAACATTTTGCTCGCCAGTTCAACACCGTAATTCTCGGCGATATCGAGCAGCATCTGCGAGAACATCTTGGCGCCATAAGCGCTAAGGGACTGAGCCATGTCAGAGCACCCGCTTTTTAGTTTCAGTGGAACCGGTCGTCTTCGGCAGAACGCGACCAGTTGGGGTGTTCTGCAGCGCAGTGAACTGCTTTTGCAGAGCGGTCATGCTTGCGAGCAATGCCTTGTTCGTAGCGCCGCCTTGACGGCTGAATTCGCGCTGCTCTTCGGCAGTGGTCACGATGTCGTCGACAGCGGCTTGAACGTCATCGATCGGCGCTGCTTCAGGCTCCGGGGCTTCTTCAGCGACGGGCTCGATCACAGCCTGAATGCCTGCGCCGACAATCAGCAGTTGAGCCAGCAGGGCTTTCAAAGCCGTTGCAGTAGCTTCGTCCATAGGGGTTTTGGTCTCAGTTGTGGTTTGCGGGGGAACTTCGGTAGTGCTTTCTTCAAGGCCAAATCGCTTGAACAGGCCTGTGAACATGCTGAACAGCTTGGCCATGTCGCCCTGTGACTCTTCCTCACGCAGAGAACCAAGGGGGACAGAGGCGGCGAAGTGGACCGGTTGACCAGTTTTGCGAGAAAAATAGAGTTCCTGAGTACCAAGGCTGGACGGTGAATCGGTCACGGCCAGGCCAACGAGGTAGGCTTTGCCGGTGTTAGCAAAGTCCGGCAGGATCTCGATGCTGGAGAACAACTTCTCGCCCTGGTCGTTGAGTGCGAGCAGCTTGTCGTTAGGCTTCAACTGAGCTTCCAAAGCCACTTGGCCAGGCTCTAGGCCTTCGCTTTCTTCCACCAAACGGACCGCATAGACGGTGCCGTAAGAACCTGGCCAGCGCTCATGCTCGGACCAAATCGAAGCGGTGTATTTGGCGGTGCTGTAGGTTTCAGCGATGTCACGCAGTTCCTGGGGAAGGATTACGCGACCATCAACGGTCGGGCCGCTGGTGGCGACACGTTTCCAGAACGAAACAAGGGAACGGGGCATGGGCGTTAACTGCGCTCAATCGGTGATTTGAGCCGCCACGATAGGGAGCCGATCAGTCTCAAACAAACGGTTAACTTCCGCGTAATTCGTCGATGCAACAGATACGAATCACGACGAAATTAACCCCGCGTTAGCCGCGTTTTCGCCGCATAGACTGCGGCCCATGTACTACTCGACCGAAGTCAAAGAAGCCGCCAAACGCCTTTTCCTGCGCCGCTGTAAAGCCAAGGAAATTCAGGCGCAACTCAACCTGCCCAACATTCGGATCGTCTATTACTGGATCCGCCAGGGCTGTTGGGAAGACATGCTGACGGATGAGGAACCCCTGACCGCCGTGAGCCGGCGCATCACTTTGCTGCTGGAAAAGCAGGCCACTCTGACCAAGGGTGAACTGGACGAACTGGACCGCCTGACCACCATCCGCGAACGCCTGGCCAAGCAATGCGCCAAGCCCGCACCGATGCCGGCGAATGATTCACAAGAGGACGGTGGCCACCGTCGTGACGAGCCGCGCAATGAGCGTCGGGACCGGGGCGATCGCGCCGATAAAGGCGGGAAGAAAAAGCAGAAAGCGGCGAAGAACGACGTCAGCGAACTGACCGAAGTGGACTTTCTCGACAAGTTCATCAGCAAAATGTACGGCTACCAGAAAGAGCTGTACGCCGCGAAAATCAATCCGCTGACGAGTCGGATCCGCAACATCCTAAAAAGCCGCCAGGTGGGCCTGACCTACTATTTCGCCGGTGAAGCATTCATGGACGCCGTGCTGACCGGCGACAACCAGATCTTCCTGTCGGCCAGCCGCGCCCAGTCCGAGATTTTTCGCAGCTACATCATCTCGTTCGCACAGGAGTGGTTCGGACTCGAGCTGACCGGCAACCCGATCGTGCTCAGCAAGGACGGCAAGCCGTGGGCTGAGTTGCGCTTTCTCAGCACCAACAGCAGCACCGCCCAGGGTCACCACGGGCACGTGTATGTCGACGAATATTTCTGGATCCGTGACTTCGAAAAACTGAACACCGTAGCCAGCGCCATGGCGACCCACAAGAAGTGGCGCAAGACGTACTTCTCAACACCCAGCGCGGTGTCGCACCAGGCCTATCCGTTCTGGACCGGCGAGAAGTTCCGCAACAGCAAACGCAAAGCCGCCAAAGAACCGTGGCCAAGCGACAAGCAAGCGGCCGCTGGAACGCTCTGTCCGGATGGCCAATGGCGCAAGGTCATCACCATCCTCGACGCGATCGCGGGCGGCTGTGATCTGTTCGACCTCGAGCAGCTGCAGCTGGAATACGACGACGATCGTTTTGAACAGCTGTTCATGTGCAAATTCATCGACAGCACCCAGAGCGTGTTTGCCCTGGGCGACCTCGAGCGCTGCTACTCCGATCTGTCGTTGTGGACTGACTATGACCCCGACGATCCGCGACCCTTCGGCAACAGCCCGGTCTGGATCGGTTACGACCCCAGTCGTACCCGCGACGATGCGACTTGTGTGGTCATCGCGCCACCGCTCGAGCCTGAAGGCAAGTTCCGGATCCTCGAGAAGCACAGCTGGCGAGGGCAGTCGTTCAAGTACCAGGCCGAGCAAGTCAAGCGGCTCACGGAGCGCTTTAACGTCCAGCACATCGGCATCGACACCACCGGCATCGGCTACGGCGTGTTCGACATGGTGCGGGACTTCTACCCGCGTGCGACCTCGATTCATTACAGCCTCGAAACCAAAAACACGCTGGTGCTCAAGGCGCAGGACACCATCGTCGGCAGCCGGATCGAGTGGGATGCGGGATGGAACGACATCGCCCAGGCCTTCCTGACGATCAAGCGGGGCACCACCGGCAGCGGCCAGATCACCTACAGCGCATCGCGCACCGACGCCACCGGTCACGCCGATGTGGCTTGGGCAATCATGCACGCCCTGGCCAATGAACCCCTGAACACCAACAAGCAGCGGCGCAGCCGCTATGCACTCACTGGATCCGCAAACAATGGCTCGTCACACAACAAAACAGCAGGAAAAACCGGCACCAGGGCCAATGCGCGCCTTTTCATTTGGTGCGCCGGAGCAGGTGCTCAGCGAGAACATCGGCCAGTACCTCGGCGTGTTTGCCAGCCACGACGGGCGTCTGTACACGCCGCCGGTGTCTCGCCAAGGACTGGCCAAGCTATTGCGGGCCAACGCGCACCACGGCGCCATTCCGGGGTTCAAGCGCAACCTGCTGCTGCGTGAGTTCATTCCCTCGGCGGGCCTGTCCACCCGGACGATGAGCTGCGCGGGCCTGGACTACATGGTGTTCGGGGAAACGTACCTGTACCGCAAGCGCAATGCCTTCGGCCAAGTGCTCGAGCTGGAGCACCTACCGACGATCAACATGCGGGTTAAGCGTGACGGCGGTTTCGTCATGCTGCAGCCGGATGGCAAGGAAGTGGAATTCGACCAGGAAGAGATCGAGCACGTCTTCAACTATGACGTGGAACAGAATGTTTACGGCGTGCCCGATTACTTGGGAGGCATGCAGGCACTGCTGCTCAACGAAGCCGCCACTCTCTTCCGCCGGCGCTATTACAGCAACGGCGCTCACGCCGGTTACATCTTCTACACCAACGACCCGAACCTCTCAGAAGAGGACGAAGACGAACTGAAGGCGCAGATCACCGCCAGCAAGGGCGTGGGCAACTTCCGTTCGATGTTTGTGAACATTCCCGGCGGGGCCGAGAAAGCGATTCAGATCATCCCCGTCGGCGATTTCCAGGCGAAAGACGAGCTGGAGAAGGTTAAGAACATCACCCGCAACGACGTGATTGCAGCCTGGCGAATGAACCCCGCTTTGGCCGGAATCATCCCGGAAAACAGCGCCGGGTTTGGCGATATCGAAAAGATCGATCGGGTGTACACCAGCAATGAAATTCGCCCGATCTGTCAACTTTTCGACCAGGTGAACGATACCTTGCGGAAGGACAGGCGAATTGCCTGGAGAGAGACGGTCACAGCAGTGGAAAACACTATACCGATTGTATAGAGCAGCGAATGCCACTACATATTATGGCAATATAGTGGCAATTGGCTAACCCTGGGGAGGGACATATGCGAGTTACTTGTAAGTGTGGGCACATGGGGAAAATCCGAGACAGCAAGGCGCATTCGCCTGACTTCGTCACGATCTATGGCCAATGTTTGAACGTTCACTGCGGGCACACCTGGGTCGCCCATCTCACCTTCTCGCACTCTCTAAACCCGTCGGCTGAAACACACGACAGGATCCTGTTCGATCGTCTAAAGGGCATGCCCAGGGAAAAGCAGCGGGAGTTGTTCGAACAGCTGGGGGCAGCGTGATCGGGCTGAAACGCCGGCCATATCACGGCCGGCGATCGCGTAACACCGATAGAGCTGCTCGATGCTTCACAGGTATATCAACTGGCTGCTGATTCCTCTGACTGGGTCGCCAAAACCTCGGAAAGCCGGTGCAGTTGAAGCTGCTCCCGCTCATTCAATAGGCGATACAGACGGATTAGCCGACGTTCAATTTTGGTCAATCCAGACCATTCGAATTCAGTGATTCCTGCGCAGACGCGCTCGTTGTTCGTGCGATCCAACATGCTTACTACTCCATAAAGTGCATTGCTGAATCGACGTTATCGGAGCGGGAACTGGCTTTAATACGGGGAGACGACGAATGTCGTACACGCTTTACAGCAGACTAATTTCGATTACGGGCGGCGTCGTCTGCCATCGCCTGCAGGAAACGGCGGATCGCTTCCTGGTCGAATGGGGGAATGCTTCTGTATTGCTCAATTATTTGAGCTTCCACAGCACTCACGCTTTCGCCCAACGATCTTTGCCCGGTCAGCACATAAGCAATGTCCACGCCCAACCCAGCTACAGCCGTCAAATAGGCGGTATCAGGGTGTCGAGCGCCCCGCTCGTAGCTGCCTTGGGTGTTGCGGTTCACTCCGCCCACTTGGGCCAAATCTTCTTGATTTAGGCTCAGCCTGACCCGTTCGTCCCGTAAACGATCACCTACCGATCCCTCTGACAATGATTCAGACGAACAATTTTTCAAGCACTCACCCTGTACAAGATCGAAATAGCGTGCATAATCACCACCAATGAACACAAAACAACCCGTATCAACAGGAGGCAACACACTATGCCCGTGCCAGTAACGCCGGAGCAAGCCCGCGCAGTGCTTGATCGAAAGGGGATGAGCATTGCGGAATTTTGTCGGATTCATAGCCTGAACAAGAATTTGGTCAGCGACCTTCTCAACGGTCGTCGAAAAGGTCGCCGTGGGGAGGCACATCGCGCCGCGGTGTTGCTGGGTATCAAAGACGGCGTGATCGAACAGTAATGGCACCGGGCCATAGGGAGAAGTAGAAGATGCACTGCCAAATACTTGAAGCACGCAAGTCAGCCATGAGCGCAATTGTCAGTAGTGCAGGCGGACGGGAACGCTCAGCCGCTCACCTCAAGATGGATAACGTGAAGCAGTTCGACAACCGCGCCTACCAGAACGGCGGCTGCTGCCCTCTAACGGATGCGCAGATTCACGCGCTGGAGCAAGTCGCCGGCACTACGCACTACCCCACTTATATTGCCGGGATCTACGGCGGGTTGTTCGTGCCAATCGCCGATCCAGACCACCTGGACAACGTTGAGCTGTATGCACGCTCTGTTCAGGCTGCCGCCAAACGTGGCCTCGTTGATCAGATCATCGCAAAAGCCTTGGAAGACGGTTCGATCAATCAGGAAGAAGCCGATGAAATACTGGGCGCGCATAACCTCCACATGGCCGCCCGTCATTCGGAAGTGCGAGCAGCTATCGCCTTGTACCGAAACAAATCGGGGGTAGCGGCATGAATACCTTGCCTGCAGCTCAGGAATATCAGGACGTACTGAAAGCCGCCGCACTTACCTTCCTCGAGCGTCATCAGTGCGAGCACCTGGGCAACGACCAGCAGTTGTTCGACCGCGCCGTCCAGCACCTAGTAGCGGACTATGACTTGCTCACTCAGATGGCCGAAAAAATGGTTCATCTGGCCTGTAGCGACATGAACGCGATCCGGGATCGGCAGCGTTTGGACATCGTCAGCAGCACGTCGACGCATACCGTCATCATCGATCCAGCCACAGGGCAAGCCTGGGCTATCCCGGTGAGCCTGATCTATGAACGCATCATCAACGCACCCGACAACGGGCGTTATCGCTTAGCCAACTCGTAACACCAACCCAACACATTGCCTGCCCCGCGCCCCGTGGGTTTGGGTGAGCTTTGCCTGAAGTCGAGGTTTCACGATGGAAAACGCCGTAATCATCAATGCACAACTGCCGTCTGCACAGGCCGAAGCGTTGCTGGAGTCGCTGAAAGCGAACTATCGGCAGAGCTTCAACGAGCACTGGTATACGGACCAATTTCGTTTCGTCGCTGACGGCAATCGACACAAAGCAATTCTCGCTCACGTCCCGGTGATGGCTGCCCAGAAACATCTGATCGGCGCGCTTTCCCTAGGCCTTAACAAAGCATTGAAACAATCATGAAAGCAGACCTACGCGAAGACATCCTGCGGCTCCTTGAGCAGGATTACGGACTCAAGCACCGCCCTGGCACCAAGTACATGCGGGGCGGCACGTGCCCGCAATGCCACCACAGGGACAACCAACTTTGGGCCCCGTTCGATGATCCAGGGGTGATCATTTGTGGCCGTCCGGTCAACTGTGGTTTCAGCATGCTGGTCAAAGATATTTACCCAGACTTGTTCTCAAACTGGAGCAAGCGTGCACCGTCTTCGTCGGACAACCCTAACGCCACGGCCCGTGCTTACATGGAGTTTGGCCGCGGCTTTCTGATTGAACGCATCACTGGGTGGTTCACCCAAGAGACGTACTACTCGGACAAGCTAGGGCAAGGCACGGCGACTGTCCGGTTCACCCTGGAGCAGGGTGTGTATTGGGAGCGATTGATCGACAGGCCGGAGCGTTTCGGCAAGATGAAAGCTCGGTTCAAACGAGGGGAGACTCCCTCTGGTGGCTGGTGGTGTCCGCCGTCTGTGGATCTCGTCAATACCAAGGAGCTATGGATCGTCGAGGGGATTTTCGATGCAATCGCCCTAGAACACAACGGCATAGACGCGGTGTCGGCTATGACCTCGACCAACTTCCCGGTCGACGCCCTGAAGGAGTTAGCCCGCCAACGTGGGGGAAAACTTCCGGTTCTGGTCTGGGCGCTCGACAGTGAGCCTCAAACGCAATCCTACACCAGGCAGTGGGTTCGCCAGGCTCGGGAGTTGGGTTATACCTGCCGGGCAGCACTGATCCCTCAGACAGGTCGGAAGGTAGATTGGAACGATCTGCATCTGCGCTGGAAATACGAGGACGACACGCAGAAACGCGAACAGCGCCGAGCGAACGATTTGAAGAGTGCCCGCTACCACGGCGATTTGCTGTTGGCTGAATCTCCCAGGGAGAAAGCGATACTCATCCATGAGGCGGATAAAAAATCGGAGTTCTCATTCGAATTTGCCAACCGCTTGTACTGGGCCAAAGTTGATCAGCACAAGCTGGACGAGGAACAGAAAGCGATCGTCAATAGCGAGGACGGCGACGATCAGCTACTGAACGACAAGGCTGCCAAACGCAAGGCACTGGATAGCGTTCTCTCGTTGCGCCAGCTGGCCAACTGCAATTTCGAGGCGCTGTACAAGCAGGTCAACGAGTCAACTGGCGAAGCGTGGTACTACGTGCGTATCGACCCACCGAACGACGGCCCTTCCGAAAAAATCACCTTCACGCTGAAACAGTTTTCGTCCAGCAGTGAGTTCAAAGCACGGCTTCTGTATTCGAGCGGGTCCTGGCTCGGGGCACAGAAACACCTCGATCAGATCGTCATGCAGCAAACCGAGGGCATCAAGTCCGTCGAGACCATTGATTTCGTGGGGTACAGCAAGGAACACAAAGCCTACATCTTCAATGACATCGCCTGCCACAACGGGGTGCTCTACAAAGCGAACGCCGAGGACTATTTCGAGTTCGGCAGGAGCCGGGTGAAGTGCCTGATCAAGAACGTAAAGATCACGCCTAACCCGGACGCAAAGGGATACAGCAACGATTGGCTGCAGAAGCTTTGGCTGTGCTTTGGAGCGAAGGGGCTGGTTACTCTGTCGTTCTGGTTTGGCTCCCTGTTCGCGGAGCAGATCCGGGCCCAGTACGAGAGCTTTCCGTTTCTGGAGGTGACCGGCGAACCCGATGCCGGCAAGTCCACTCTGTTGGTCTTTATCTGGAAGTTGTTCGGTCGTATCTACGAGGGGTTCGACCCATCCAAAGGCTCTGCGTCAGGCCGTAGCCGGTCAATGGGACAGGTGGCCGGAATGCCCATCGTATTGCTTGAGGGGGATCGCAACAACGACAAATCCTTTGACCTGGCCGAGCTCAAAGATCTGTTTGGTGGCGGCCTTCTCGGAGTCCGTGGAGTCAAGAACAACACCAACGAAACTTATGAGCCCGAGTTCCGCGCCACGATCGCATTGAGCCAGAACGCGCCGGTAACGGGGGAAGAGCCCATCTTGAGCCGGATCGTGAAATTGCACTTCACTAAACCGAACATCACGGATGAAAGCAGTGCTGCAGCTGACGCCCTCGCGCTTACGGAAATGAAGGATGTCAGTAACTTTCTAGTGCAGGCAATCAAGGCTGAACCCCAGGTGATGGCCAAGTTCGTGGAGCGCTATCCGCATCACCGTGAGCAACTGCGGGCCAAGCGCACCTTGGCATCGGCGCGAGTGATCAAGAACCACAGCATGATGCTCGCACTCCTGGACTGTTTGGCCCTGGTGTTGCCGCTGGACGCCCAGATGATCGAAGCCGCACAGAAGGAACTGGTCAGCATGGCGCACGAACGCCAGTCCGCGATCAGCCTCGACCTTCCCGAAGTGATCGAGTTCTGGAATGTCTACGACTACCTGGAATCGCTGAGCAGCGAGCCGATAGTCAACCACAGCAAGAAGTCGGACGTCATTGCGATCAACCTCAACGAGTTCGCCAAAGTCGCCGCCGAACACCGCCAGAAACTCGCCGACGTCGGCACGCTGCGCCAGCTGCTACGCGACAGCCGCTCACGGAAGTTGATCGATGCGAACCGGACTACGGACAGCGCAATTCGCAGCATTCAGCGTCGGCACAACCAAGTGAATCCGCCGCCAGAGTCGGTGAAGTGCTGGCAGTTCAAGGCCTGATCAGGAGCATGCACATGCAAATTCAAGTGATTGCAAAGCGTGACCAGGATCACGCCATCACCGAAATCAGGCGATTGAACGCTGTGATGTCACAGCTGGGCTACGAGAGCCGGACCGTATTCGCCGAAGCCTATGCCACTGACGGCCTGGTCGAGATTCTGGAGGTTCGTGCCAACCGTGGGCAGCGCGAGATTCTGGTGATGGAATGTTCACGGGAGCAGGTTCAGGCAGTGCTGGAATGGCAGGCCTGCGACGACGAGGGAGAACTTGAGGATTTGGTCATTCACCTGGTGCAAAAGGCATGAGCCCGAACACCAATTTTTGACGCCGGCACAACCGGCAAATGAAGGGTGTCGAGGAGTTCGCACCTCCCCGACACCTACCACCACTGAGGGCTACACGATGAAAGCGATAAACCAAAGCAGTAGCGATCCGAAGGCTATCACATCGACAGTTGAAGCCGCACAAGCAGCGCGACATCTGATGACTATCCGGATCGTCGGAACAGCTTTGTTCGATTACCAGGTGCGGAAAACCGATGACGCTCGGATTCGCCTCGAGTCTCTCACCACCATGGCCCAACTGCTTGGTGACCTCACTGCAAACGAAGCCGCTGTCGTGGCCCAGCTGCTGAACAAACCAGCACTGCCACGCGCATCCGTCTCACCTTCCCTGGTCTGATAAAGGATCAATCGAATGAATCTCAATGCGCAGCAACCCAGCGACGTATCCCGTCGTCGTTTTTGGACCACTCGCGAAGTCGCACTGCTCGAGCGTCTTTATCCGGATCTCGCCACGGTCGATGTCGCAGCCCGCCTCGACCGAGCCTTGAGTGCGGTGCATTACAAAGCGAAGGCCTTAGGGGTGAAGAAGAGTCAGGCCTTTCTTGCTGGGCCTCTCTCGGGTCGATTGGACGGTGTCCGTGGCCAAGCCACACGATTTCAGAAGCACAAGGAGGTGGCTCAATGAAAGCCAATAAATATGACACGCTGGTAGTGGAAGGAATGGGCAACTCCATCCCCAGGGAAGTCGCCGGCATGCGCGTGGCGGCATGGGCAAGCGGCCATGCATTGAGAAATACGGAAGAGCTCGAAACATTCATCCGCGCTGTCGCTGATGGCGAATTCGATGATCCCGAACAAGCAGCCAACGATCTGATGGAGCGCATGCAATGGACGTAATTAACGAGTCGTTGACCAGTTCCCAACGGGTGGCGATGCATGGGGCTCTGGAACTGTTGATGGGCAATCATCGGGAGCCGTCGCCAGAGTGGGAAAAACAAGCCATCAGGGTCATTTATGAACTGGGGGCCGCTTTGGCTACCGCACCAGCCGGCCAGCTTCCCGCGCCTGACGGTGAGCCAGGGGTTCGAGCATGGGAGGTGGATATGTATGGTTCCTACGACACATTGGAAGATGCTGAGGCTCTATCTCAGCAAGTCGGCTACCCGGTTCACGAACTCATTCGCCTGTCCGACTACCGCGCCAAAATCGCCACGTTGCAGGGAAACATCGCTGACCTGAAGTCTGCCGGCGAGTACTTCCATTGCCACGCGATCGGCGATACGCCTGATGAGGTATGTGGTTCATGGGAGCAGCACGCAGACGTCATATTCCGACCATCCATCGGCGGAGAATGATCCGATGGCAGAAAATGGAAAACGTTTCCCCTGGAATATCGACCACACCAGTGTCTGTGACCAATGCGGAAAATGGCGCGCCCAAGGCCGTCACGTCAAATGCAGCAAGCGCCGGCAGGAGATGAATGCCCACCTGCGCCAACAACGTCAGAAGCAGTAATGCACGTCCACTAGAAAATCCACAGCACCATACTAGGCCCGGAAACGGGCCTTTCTTTTTTTCAGCGTCACACTATCGCTATACAGTTTGCAGCGTAAGGACACATATGAGCGGCGTCGAGGCTCGAGGTAATTCAGTACGGATCTACTTCACCTATGGTGAAACCAGATGCAGGGAGTCCCTGCCTGGTGGCAACACACCCGCCAACGTGGCGCATGCCAAGCGTTTGGTGGAAATCATTAACTACGAAATACAATCTGGCACGTTCGATTATTCGCGCCACTTCCCCAATTCAACCAGGTTGGTCGAGAGCACGTTCGGTCACTACCTGGATCTTTGGCTGAGCATTAAAAAAAACAGCGTCGCGGCGACGTCATATCGCGGCTATTTGAACAAGGCTGAAGTCCATGTTCGTCCTCGGTGGGGCGGCGTGCAGATCGATCAGGTGGATCACCTTGATCTGCAGGAGTGGGTTCAGGTCACTCTCTCGGCCAGGCTGAGCAACAAGACCATTCGCGACATCATCAGCAACGTTCGGCAGGTGTTCAAGCTGTACCGCACCCGCAAGAAGGTGGCGCATGATCCGACGGAGGGCCTTCATGTGCGCCTTCCTGATCCGACTCTACCGGATCCGTTCACCCGAGCTGAGATTGCGCAGATCCTGACCACGCCAACCAAACGTACCTTCGAGCTGCTGATGGTTCAGTTCATGATGTGGGCTGGGCCACGCGTTTCCGAAACCATTGCATTGGCTTGGGAAGACGTTGATCTGCAATCGGGCACAGTGACGTTCAGGCGCTCAAAGGTCCGCGGTGCATACCGGGTGACTAAAACACGCAGATCGAATAGGAAGGTTCGCTTACTGGCCCCGGCGCTTGATGCCTTGCAGAAGCTTTGGGTACTGACGAAGGGCGGCAAGTCACATACGGTCGATATCGTCGAGCGAGACAACAGGACGATCAGGAAGCACAAGCTGCATTTCGTGTTCCTTAACACGTCCAGTGGTGAACCGCATGTCAGTGACTTCAACATCCGCGATCGCTTCTTCAAGACCCACTTGGAGCATGCCGGCGTTCGATATCGCGGACCAGGCCAGTGTCGGCATACCTACGCCAGTCAGTTGCTCAGCAGTGGTATTGCCTCGATCGACTGGATCGCCGAACAGATGGGTCATACCGACGGAGGCATGATCCGCAAGCATTACGGCACCTGGATAAACGAGGACGGCCCGGACGTCATCGGCATGCTCGAGAACGCCCTCAAAATATAGCGTCTGTCCCATATCTGTCCCATGGAGCGTCCCATGGGCCTTTTTTCACACGACGAAAACCACGAAGCCCCTGAGATTCTTCAATGAATTCAGGGGCTTCGTGCGTTTCTAATTTGGCGGTGAAGGAGAGATTCGAACTCTCGATACAATTTCTTGTATACACACTTTCCAGGCGTGCTCCTTAAGCCACTCGGACACTTCACCGTATCTCGTCAAACCAGTTCAGTCTGTCGAGGCGCGCTAATGTAGTCGAAAGCCTTTCTGATGGCAAAGGTTTTTTTCAGAATTTTCATGCGGTTAGA